CACATATTGTCAGATCTATTCATAAAAGACCAACACAATGGGGTTAGAGAGATACATGTGTTAGAGATTATGGCTAGGCTATTGCAATATGTTATAGAGAGTATTGCAAAAAGAGTGTGTCAATTCTTTGACAATGATTCAGTTTGTACACCCAGCACCAAGAAAAACTTTTACTATGATCATGAGAAAGAAGCTAATGTCATATTAGATCATCATGTCACTTTGGGGAAATCTTCAGATGCTTCAAAGTGGTGTCAAAGAAATCATGTGTCTCAATTTTTCTTCCAATTATGTCACTTTACTCCAAAAGAGATGCACCCTTTTTTATATTGTGTCTTATATCTGTGGACAAAGAAAAGAATAGCTATAGACCCAGATCTATTATCTAACTTGGATAGGAATAAGAATGTTCTTACCACCAATCCTGATTATATTGCTATGCAACATGCTTTCCATGTAGGTGAAAATCCTTTCATCGAAAAGAGAGGGGCATTTATGGAGGTTGGGTTTGGAATGTTCCAAGGTATATTACATGACTGTTCCTGTCTCAAACATGACATAAGGCAAGTACAGTGGAAAGTTATGACACAAGAGTTCTTTAAACAAACCATTAAAGTTCCTGTTGTTATCACACATATTCAGGGCAGTGATGACTCTGGAGCCTTAATCTCCATACCATCCTTCAACCCAGGTCTCATACTTCTTGCAATAGGATTTCTATGGTGGAAAGAAGAAGTTTCAAAGTATAGCAGCATCTGGACTAGCATCCCTAAAACATCTGTTGGGACACTATCCTTAATAGAGTACAACTCTGAATGGTTTTTTTCAGGCAGAAACATCAAACCGCTTTTTAGGTGGAACAGCGCATGTTTGGAAACATCACTAGTAGAGAGACTCCCAAACAGAGTTGAGGTCTTTTATAATTCACTATCTCAGTCTCTTGAAACTGGTTCATCAACCCTTCTGTGTGCATACATTCAATTATGTCAAGCTGAACTTCATTATAAATTGATGGGTTTAGACAGTCATTTGTTAGCTGAGGAGTGCATTCAAGAGCTAATAAGAACTAAGAATGTTTCCTTAGGTTACTTCCCTCTTGAGACAGATCACATTGCAGGTGTGACAGGATTTGACTTCCAACTCTTCTTACTGAGTAAGAGAGGGGTGGAAGTGAACAACTGGGAGATGGAAGACTGCTCAGAAACTGCGACAATAGAGTATGACAATAAGATTGATAAATCAATTAGACAGAGCATGAGATCCTTCAACATTAAGTTTTCCAATTACAAACACTATGAGGAGGTAGTTAAAAACACTGGATTGCCCAAGTTGGATGACATCCTAGATAAAATACACAAGAGCCCAGAATTATTGTTTGTCAATTTGAATACATGGGAGCAAGAAGAACTTAAGATGACAATGGCTCTTGACAACCCAATGGTCAAATACAGCTTGTCATCATATCAGCCGACTGCAAGAATGATGGCATCAAGTGCATATTTATTAAGCACTCCCTGTGTCTCTGGTTTCATGTCGAATGGAGATACTAGAGTCAAGAAATCCTTATTGGGTTGGCTTAAGGAAGCAAATACTCCCAGACGACTTAAAGACACAATGGATGAAATCGATTCGAAAGAGAAATGGTTCTGCAACCAAGATCAATATCACGATTTTGAAAGCTACTTATCTTTACTCAGAGAGAGTGTTTCATATCAATCTGTGAGATTTAAGAGGTCTAATAAGATAGATCTACTGATATGGGGAAATCAATCAGATGTCATGATTCCTCTGATGGATATTGTCAAACGAAAATGGTTCAATGTTAAAAGTGTGATGTGTAGTCAGACAGTCTTTAATTTGATATGGGGAAGCACAAAGGCAAAGTTTCCATTCTTAGAAGATAGTTATTCTGATTCCCTCAAGAAAGTCAATCTCCCTGATATTGCCTTCTATCGATTCATTCAGTCTATATCGGGGAAGACTAGAATAATTCACCTGCAAGATTCAACAGGGAAAGGCTCAAATAAATGGAATACAATCACACGTATATTTTGGCCTAATACAAAAGTTAGGACAACTTATGATCCTTCCTTATCAAACATTGCAACCATAAAACACACTTTTCACTGTCTTTTGTCTTACTTCTATAAGAAGAGTTATGCTCTAGATAAGGTCAAAAACATTTTAAGAGAATCAAAAGATTTGAATGTGCCTCTTTTTAGTACACCCCAGGATCAACTTAGGCTTAGAATTTTTAGAGCAGTTCTCCTAAATGAAGATAAAATTGCTATTTTGGACACAATAGAGAGATCCAAGATTGGATCTCTAGGGTTTTTTAGGCAGAGACAATCTAAAGCTTTAAAAGGGTATACTGGTACTGGGGAATGGATTGGAACAATAGGTGGAGTAGATGCAGTCATTCAAATGGTGGAGAAAGAAGTGACCTCAATTAAGCTTCAGCGGCTGACAGACATTGTTGCACAAGGAATGAGTTTAAGGAATTTGATTAGAGACTTTAAATTGGAATTTAAAGATGACCCTCTCAAATCACCTAGCTATTTATATCTAACAATTAGAGGAGATATAGTGAGAGAAGCAGTAAA